AGCCTCAAGGTGGATTTTTTGAAGGACGGTGGCCCAAAAACTTATGATGCATACCGATATCTCTGCGGAGAGATTTACGGATTGCGCTTGGCGGAAGGGATGATAATCGATTATATGAAGAAAATGGAGGCGGGAGACGATGATTAAGGATGTAGCGAATATAGAAGTTCCAGAGGGTGTGCAGAAGGCCCAACGAATACCTGACCCTAAAACATACCACATTCTATGCATAGTTCCAGAAGCTGCAGAAGCGTACGACAGTGGGATTATCAAAGCTGATAAGACCCTGCAATATGATGAGCTGTTATCACCAGTACTTTTTGTGTTAAAGTTAGGTCCTGACGCCTATAAAGACGAGAAAAGATTTCCCTCCGGTCCGTCATGCAAAGAAGGTGAATTTATCATTGTTCGGCCTAATTCTGGCACGAGATTGAAGATCGATGGGAAGGAGTTTAGAGTTATAAACGACGACTCAGTAGAGTGTACGATCTCAGATCCGCGCGGGGTGGGGCGTATATAGGAGTTTATTATGTCAGGTATAAAGGGCGTCAGCATCACTGGGTATTCCCAGGGGACCCAGTTGAGTATCAGCACGACTGAGGCGACTATCGCCGTTACAGATGCTGCGGATTATAGCATCTGGTCAGATGTCGAGTGTTTCGTAAAGATCGCAGGGCCAGAGTCAAGTGCAGTCACTGCTACTAATGGGTGGATATTGTTTGCAGGGTCTATGCCGCCGCCAATATGGATAACGGCAGGTAGCGTGATTCGTGTCATCACTGCCACAGGCACCGGTACTTTCTGTCACCATAAGATAGGAGTACTACGATGACCTGGGAATTACAGAGGAAACCCGGAATATCTACACTACCTGCCGGATCCGTCAATACGGCGAGTATCATAGATGACAACGTAACTGATGCTAAGCTGGCCAATATGCCTACTGCAACGGTTAAGGGGAACCCCACCGGCTCAACTGCAGACCCTCAGAATATGACCCTGTTAGGGGGTCTGTCTGTCGTTACGGGGGCCCCAGGATCAATAAAGTCAAAAGGTAGTTTCGGGTTCATCTATAACTTCAGCACCGACACTACAGAGACTGATCCAGGTGCTTCTGGTATAAAGTTCAATAATGCTACATTCGCAAGTGTAACTGAGGTCTACATTGACCCTGTAGCATTGGGGGGGCGTAATGTAGCTTCACTGATAGCGGCTTGTGGACAATTAGGGTTCATATCCAATAACGAGTCAAGTACTGTTATGGGCATGTTTAACGTCTCTAGTATAGTCAACAACGCGGATAATTTCTATTCTGTCGCGGGTACTATGACGGGGAGTTTTGGTTCACTTCCAGCGAACGGGGAGGAGCTTGTAATTGTGCTATTCGCCGCTACTTCTGCGGGGGTAACTGTCCAAGATCTTTTGGATCTTAATTTCCTTCGGGTGGATGTGAATGGGTTTATCATCGATGGTGATGGCACCGTCTTATCAGGACCCCCTTCCGTTGCAGACTATACTGCGCTTTTAGCGCTGAATGCCTCCACTTATTCACGTTTCGTAGTCAATGTTGCTAGTGGCTTGAACAACTCGTACTGGGCGTCCAATGGCACAGCGTTTACCCCGTTAAATGGGCAATATACGCAAGAGCGAAGCGGAGTTCCAGGAAATACCTACATTTTCCCAGACAACGTGACATGGACTGCTGCAGATAATGGGTCGGGTAAAGTACGCCTAACTTCTTCAGCAGCGCATAATATGACTGAGGCCAATGCCGAAGGGTCTTATCTATATTTGATATCTGGTGGCACTGGGTGGACTGCTGCAACATCTCATAGGATAACCCCTTCAACAGGATATATAGACACTACTCACGTTGATTTAGATACTGCCTACACAGGTGGTATGGGGGTGCCGGTCTTCGCCAAGGCTGGAACAGTAGAGGCTAACTCAGAAATACCTTTGCTAAGCATCACTTTACCAGCTCTGAGGGCTAATACAGAAGTGATTGTGGAGGCGTCTATAGAATGGAGCGTCGATGCGTCTACCAACCCGAAACGTACTAAATTCTGGTTGGAATCGGTCGAGCTGACAAACCAGAACAATACGACAGCAAGTACGACGTCTTCACCTTTTAGATTCGGATTCCGAAATCAGGGAGACGCTTCAGTACAAAGGGCAATACAGTCTATCGGGTCCAGTGGTTATGCTAGTGGTACTGGTGCTATATCTACGGCGACGTCGGCAACAGCAACTGCAGGAAAGTTAGCAACTATAAGGTCTATGTGTAACGTTGTCGGTATAACCGCCAGAGTTGCTGCCTATACCGTAATTATACGAGGTTAATTATGCCATTATGTTCAGCGTTTTCTAAAACTCTAATACCACCAGTTCCGCCAGCCCCTCCGGTGGCCAATAAAAACTGGAACCCAGGTGATTGGATCGCTTCCGGTACAGATGGAGTGTCGCAAGATACCATTTGGGATAAAGCTGGAACCACTTCTACGCGGGGTATACTCCAGAGATTAACCGCGTGTCCGCAATATCGAGGAGCGATGCTTCGCTATTCCTGGGACCAGCTAGAGAAGGATGACGGGCAGTATGGATGGACTATAGCCGGGGTAAAATACGGTATGGATCAGGTAGCGGAGAGGTTGAGCCAGATAGCTAATCTTAGTGGTCGCAGACTGATAATATTTATTCAGATGAAGACTTTCGGCGACACAAACCATGCTGCGCCACTTTGGATGCGTAATGATACCAGCCATACTTACGAATCTGGTGAGACGTATGATGGGAGTCATAGTGGGGAGTATGCTTATGTTTCTGCTAAAGTCCCTCCGGGTCCTGGTGGTTATGTACCAAACATGCACGTCACGGCAGTAAAAACAAGGTTCGTTGCGATGATGAACGCTTTTGCGACGCGGTTCAACAATAACCCCTACCTCGAAGCCGTTGCAGTAACCGAGGCTTCAATAGCGAAGCCTATGAATTTAGCCAACCCAAATTATACCTGGGCAAATACGACTACTTGGCTCAATAATATGACGTCCGCTTATACTTCCATGCGTACAGATTTGAGTAATATCCAATTATGTCAGTGGATTAATGCTAACCGGGCGGATATGGAAGCTTGGGTGCCTGATTTACTTGCTGCGGGTGTAGGTATTGGCATGCCGGACTTTTGTAAGGACGAAAAAGGGTTTAATTTTACAAGAAGTTCCTCCCCCTCAGGAGCTCCAGGTAATATATATTGGATGAACCAATCCCCAACTAACGCTATTCGTATGGTGCATTTTTCTAAGCCTGCACAAGAGGGATCTGTATTAACGCCTGGACAAACAGCGGCAACTGCGGCGCCTGGGCAATTTGATTTTAACGGTTTGGATTGGACTAGAGTGGATGCTGCAGGTTACGCCACCACGGTAGTACCTGGAACTCATAGATTATGGCGTCATGAGACCTCCAATCAGGTAGACAATTCAACGTATGCAGGACAAAACTTTAACGCTGTAACAGACGCTAACATAGCCGCTGTAGTAGCAGCACACCCTCTTGAAGGTACGGCAAGACCCACAGGATGGTAGCAGATTTATTCAACTCGGGAGAGCGCAATGCAAGTAGAAGATGAAGTTAAGGATAGAGTAGTCTTGGAAGATGAAGGTATCGAGATAGAGATCTTTGACGATACTCCGCCAGAGGATCGCGGGCGTAAACCTGCGGCTCCCCTCGACGATGAGCCAGATGAAGACCAGGAACTGGCCAGTTACAGCGAAGGCGTACAGAAACGGATAAAGAAACTATCCAAAGGCTACCATGATGAACGGCGGGTTAAAGAAGCTGCCATTCGTGAGAAGGAAGCTGCTATTGATTTCGCCCAACGTGCCATAGCTCGCAACAGAGAACTTGAGCAACAACTATCTGCAGGTAGTGAGGTTTTCATCGAAACCTCCAAATCCGAAGCGGCTTTGGCGTTGGCAGCGGCCAAAAAAGATTACAAGGAAGCATACGAGGCTGGCGACTCTGACAAGCTTGTAGAAGCTCAAGAGCGAATCGCCCGCGCGGTGGCGGCAACAGACAGGGTGAAAGAGCTAAAACCCTTGACAGTTACCGAAGAGAAAGGATATAGTCAGCCGCAAGAGAGCTATAGTGTACCAGAGCCTTCGGACAGAGATAATGACTGGTTAAGCGAAAATCCTTGGTTTGATCTTCACAGCGATAAGTTGGACGAAGAAATGCGTGGGGCAGCGTTAGGGCTTCATGAGAAAATAGCCAGGGAAGGCAAGGTACAAATAAGTTCAGACAAATACTACGAGCTGATAAATGCTCGCATGCGCAAGATCTTCCCTGAGTACTTCGGTACTGAGAGCCCAAACGACCGAGATAGTAAATCTAATCGCGTCCGCCAAAACACAGTAGTAGCCCCGGCAAGTCGTAGCACCGCGCCTAGAAAGATCAAGCTAACTGAGACCCAAGTGAATCTGGCAAAACGGTTAGGTGTACCTCTAGAAGCCTACGCTAAACAAGTAGCACTTGAACAAAATGGAGACAGATAATGGCCGCACAAGATAAAACACCTCGTGAGCAAGAAACACGAAGTACCAGCGCTCGCCCTACCAAGTGGCGTCCGCCTCAGTTGCTGCCTTCGCCTAATCCAGAAGAAGGTTTCGCGTTCAGGTGGGTACGAATTGCCAATTTGGGGGACCCAGACCCTACCAATACATCTTCCAAACTGCGTGAAGGTTGGGTTCCTGTGAAAGCAGAGGACTACCCCGAACTGATGGTAGCAGCTACTCCATCGGGTAGATACGCAGGATGTGTAGAAGTTGGCGGCCTGTTGCTATGTAAGATCCCTTCTGAGTTCATGGAGCAAAGAGAGGCGTATTACGCAGACATGGCTGTCGCCCAGGTAGAGTCTGTAGAGAATGATTTTTTTAGAGAGAATAACGAAAAGATGCCTTTGTTTAAAGAAGGAAGTTCTCGCGTTACTAAATTCGGTTCTGGGAATTAGTTAAATAGGAGTCAATAATGGCTTATCCAGTTATAGCAGCCCCATACGGGCTGAAACCAGTAAATCTTTTAGGTGGGCAGGTTTTTGCCGGTTCCACCCGAGAGTATCCAATCCCTTATGCGTATGCCACCAATATTTTCTACGGCGACATCGTAGGGCTTACTCGTGGAGGTATTCAGCGCCTGAGCGTTTCTACAGGTACAGCAGGTACCGTAACAGGCGTTTTCTTAGGGTGCTATTACACAGATCCAGCAACGAAACAACCTCGTAGTTCTCAGTATTGGCCAGCCAGTACTTTGGCAGGAGACGCAGTTGCTGTTGTGTGTGACGATCCCGATACGTTGTTTCAAGGAGTTGTATGCTCTGCTACCACAGCAATTGCTTCAGGGGCCGCAGCTATGATTGGTCAGAATCTGGCCATGATCAACAACACAGGTAGCACTTCCACGGGTAACTCAGCGAACGCTATTTTGGCGCCTAGTGATGTTCCAGCAACCACCGCAGCGCTCCCACTCCGCATGATTGGTCTGGTTAAAGACACTGCAGTTGCGTTGGGTACAGCTACTTACACCAGTATTTCTACAGCTACTGTAACTTGTTCAGCTCTGCCAGCAGCTTTGCCGGTAGGTACTGAGGTGTTCTCATTAGCGGCTAATGGCCAAATGATTGCTTCTGGCTCGTTTGTAGATACGGCTGCTGCCGCCGGTGCAACCACATTCGTATTGGATGCCGCCCCAGTTACAGCGTTTGTAGCTTCATCCACCCTGGTATTTGTGCAGTATCCAGAGATATTGGTCAAGATCAATTTCGGCGAACACCAATACTACGCTGCTACAAGCATAGCTTAATAGGAGTCAATTAAATGGCAATTTCACGCGCACAGCTACTTAAAGAACTGATCCCCGGGTTACACGCCCTGTTCGGATTGGAATATGCCCGGTATGCGGAAGAACATAAGGAGATATTTGAGCAAGAAAATTCAGATAGATCTTTCGAGGAAGAGGTAAAACTCTCTGGGTTCTCTGCGGCTCCAGTGAAGAACGAGGGCTCGGGTATTCGATACGAAAGTGCTCAAGAGGCATGGACAGCTCGATACACTCACGAAACCATCGCTTTAGGTTTCTCTATCACCGAAGAAGCTATGGAGGATAATCTCTATGACAAGCTCTCTGCTAGATATACGAAAGCCTTGGCCCGTTCGATGGCGTATACTAAACAGGTTAAAGCCGCTTCAGTTCTGAACAATGGCTTCTCTGGCACTGCTCTAGGTGGTGACGGGGTACCGCTGTTCTCTACAGCCCACCCATTGGTAAATGGTGGTACTAACAGTAACCGCCCTACCACTGCAGTGGATCTTAATGAAACGTCTCTGGAAGCTGCGATTATCCAGATCTCTGCTTGGACTGATGAGCGGGGTCTGTTAATCGCTGCTAAACCCAAGAAGCTCATTATTCCACCTGCACTGGTGTTTGTTGCTACCCGTTTGTTGGAAACTCAACTGCGCGTAGGTACCACTGATAATGATATCAACGCCTTGAACAAGATGAACTCTATTCCTGGTGGCTTCACTGTCAATCATTGGCTCACAGACACCAACGCTTGGTTCATGACCACAGACATTCCTAACGGATTGAAACACTTCGTTCGCGTAGGACTATCTACCAAAACTGACGGCGACTTCGATACTGGCAACGTGCGGTATAAAGCTCGTGAACGCTACAGCTTCGGTTGGTCCGATCCATTAGGTATTTGGGGTTCTTCTGGCTCTTCATAGAGCGACGATATGGTGGGGGCTTAGGCCCCCATTACCTGTTAGTTTTTAGGAGAATGATATGGGTTACGCAACACACCTAGGACCAATTCGGTTCGGCACGGTAAAAGAGAATGCGGGGTTCAACTGCGGATCTCCAGTGTTAGTACAGAGCGCGACTCTGGCTAATACAAATACTACGGCGAAGAACTTGTTTATCCTTCCAGCGGGCAGTCAGGTATTGTATGTTACAGTGGATGTAATAACAGCGTTTAATGACACCGGTACGGATCTAGTGGATATTGGTTCGTCTTCCAGCGGGGCTTTGTTTGTTTCGGCATTGAGTGTTGCTTCTACTGGGCATACGGTAGCTACTTTGGTCGCAGCTAATTTGGCTACAATCACCAATATCGGAACTACCGATATGCAAGTAACTGCCACGTATACTGGGGCTAATGCGGATTCGTCTGCAGGTTCTGCCCTCATAACAGTAGGTTACGTGATGCGCAATGTAGACGGTACCACTACAGCAGCACCATAAGGCCAACATGACTACTTCTGGGAATACGACGTTCGATCTTAATCTCACGGAGATAGTTGAGGAAGCATTTGAGCGCGCGGGTTCTGAACTGAGATCAGGATACGACCTTAGAACGGCCCGTCGCAGTCTCAATTTAATGCTTATAGAGTGGCAAAACCGCGGCATCAACATGTGGACTATTGAGCAGGGAGAAATCCCGTTGCTTACAGATACCACCACTTATGATCTACCGGTAGATACGGTGGATTTACTCGATCACGTAATACGAACTGGCACGGGCACCAGTCAGACCGATCTACATATAGAGCGGATGAGTATGCCTACCTACGCGTCGATACCAAATAAATTAGCCACAGGTCGACCAAACAGGATATACATTAACCGTAAGTCCGGGGCCATAGATTCAACAGGGACAGTACAATACCCACAAGTGACTGTGTGGCCCGTCCCAGCAGATGATACCTATATATTAGTGTACTGGCGTATGCGCCGGATACAGGATTCTGGGGGAGGGGTTGGTACCCAGGATATACCATTTAGGTTCTTACCTTGCTTGATTGCAGGTTTGGCTTTCTACTTAAGCCAGAAGGTGCCAGAGGGCATGCCACGTAGGATGGACTTGAAGCAGGACTATGAAGAACAGTGGGAGTTGGCTGCTGGTGAAGATCGGGAGAAAGCGTCTATTTTTGTCCAACCTAGAATTTATTGATGAATTATACCCAATTAGTTAATCAGATAAAATCCACCCTAGAAAATGATTTTCCAGGATTTACCTCTTCGGATGGTAGTGTGTTTACTGGTGATGAGCAGATAGAGGGCTTCGTTCGCAAAGCGGAAGAGCTTATATATAACACTGTCCAGTTGCCCGCAATACGAAGAAACGTACTGGGTAATATGTTGGCGGGAGATAAATATATAGGACTCCCTACAGATTTTTTATCTATGTTTTCTTTTGCGGTTATAAAATCAGATGGGGACCATAGTTATTTACTTAATAAAGATGTGTCGTTCGTTCGTGAGGCTTACCCCAACCAGAACAATACAGGCACCCCCGCTCATTATGCACAGTTTGACCAAGACACTCTGATATTTGGTCCTACGCCTGACCAGAATTATGAAGTGGAGATGCACTACTATTATTATCCTGCATCGATTGTAGATGTAGGAACTTCGTGGTTAGGGGATAATTTCGAGAGTGTGTTGTTTTATGGCGTTCTGATACAAGCCTATATATTCATGAAAGGTGATCAAGATCTGGTTACGCTGTATAATAACAAGTATGGTGAGGCACTGGGCTTACTCAAAACTCTCGGGGACGGACGAGATAGACAGGACGCATATAGGTCAGGACAATTAAGGATACCAATATCATGAGAGTAACTGGAGCTTCAGAGTTAGGCAATGTAGTGGTTATGGCTACTAACAACCGTGGGGCCTCGGTGGAAGAAATAGCGGCACGGGCTTTAGATAAGATAATAAGTGTGGGAAATGAGTCCC